GGTCCAATCTTTGTTACGCGCAGCGTACGGAGGGCACTGCGTAAGTGCGTCTACTGCAGCTTCTTTCCAAGAAAGGAAGGGACCACGTCCCTTAGGAACATGAGTAGATTTCTTATTCCAAGGATCCCCTTGGGCAAGACTCTTAGTGAAGTCTAGTGAACTTTCCCGAAGATGAACGACTCCGACGAACCACCAAGGAACACCAGTTTCTTTTTCTACTTCTACGTACTTGTCTTTATTGAGACGGATCTTGTCAGCAGCGGCCTTAAACTCAGGACCTTTGTTAGAAGGGATATGACAATTGTCCCAGCGTTTTCTATTTAGTTCGGCTAATGTTTCAGCCATAGTTACCTCACGGTTGTTGATTAACAGATTGCAGACTTGACCAGCCTACGATATCGAATGATTCCCCTGCTAGCGATGTCACCTTAAATTGTAATGCTTCGCCGTGTCCTCTGACTTTCAGTCTACGGCTGTCTGTGCTATATTTAGTGTCGTCGTGTTCTACGAGTTGGCTAGCACTCCAACGCCCTGTACCAGAACCTGTATTAGCGAAGTCCCAGATGCCTTGGAAGTAAAACCTCACCGGATCAGTTATTCTTGAGAATACTCTTACCCAGTTACTTTGCATCCTACGAATAGCTTGTCCTCTTAGCTTAAACCCAGTGATGAAGTAGCTGACGTAGTTAACCCCTTCGTCATCATACTTATACCAGTCGACGTAAGTTTCATTACGCTTATCAGCAAACGTAAACTTATACGTACTTCCATCTTGCCAAGATACGAGATACTTATCGAACTGAAGATCTCCTGAACCTGAGTCCGAGAAGGCTATGACTTGGTTTCCTAGGCTGTCTATGACTAAATCTCCTAGACTGTCTACGACATCTAAGATCTCAACAGATCTAGTAAGCAACTCTGTAGAGACGATAGAGTTCACCTTTACATCACTGTCAGAAATAGTCCAAGGATAGAATGCATTAGTCTTAGTATTAAAATTCAATACTCTATCAAACTCATACAGCTTTGTCAACTGTGATGTATTCTCACTTCGGTATATCCAACGGATAACTCCAGTAAGAGGTTGATAGAAACCTCTGGCATATCTCTTAGAAGAAACAGGGATGTCATTAAAGAAAGACTGGATCTTGTTGAACGTCAACGACTGAACCTGGGGGATATTACCTTGTCCACTTAGAATGTAGATACCCTCTGAGTTCCACCAGCAAGGGAAACCCTGGACGTTAACAAAAGAAGAAGCAGACAACGTACTGACATTAGCAATCTTCTGTACAGAGTAATCTGTAGCAGTAAACCCTATGCCTTGAGAACCAGTAATAAACCAGATACCATTAGCAGCAAAGACGCAAAGACCACCAGGCATAGTGAAAAGTTTGTATACAGTTCCTGCTTCAGGAATAGAAATAACTCCACCATCGGATGGGAGGAGATCAAACAGAGTTTCACTGGTAGGGTCATTTACTTGATGTGTCTTTTCATACTGGTCTAGGTTTTCAAGGATTTGAGTGAAGTAAATATTACTGTTAAAGCCTGCTGCATTGATACCTGCGTAGAAAACTCTTCCTGTAAAGAAAGCTGACAGACTTGGACGTTGAAAAGAAGTCGTAGTGGAAGTAACTCCTGTAAGACCACTTGCTGTATCTCTGTCTTGATTAGAAAGACTAAGTACATAGTGTCCTCTAGGAGCAGGAGTATTACCGGAGTTTATTCTAGATATACTAGTTGTAGTTGCATCGAAGTTATCTGAAGAGTCTTTAAACCTCCACATAACATCTGCATTACTTGGCATAGTCGTCTGAGCAGTATCCCAAGCCGTTAAGTTAGTTGTATTCCAACCTTGGTTATAAAGATTATATTTGTGATGAACATCCATCGTACCAAGGTCAGTTGTTGGACGTTCGTCTACGGCGTAAGGGTCTGCAACAGCTCCTTCGAAATCTCTGATCTTAAGATTAAGAGATGTCGCAGTAGCTGTATGTGCGTCTATATCGTAGCTAACACGAATAGGGTCACAGTAAGGATGCGTCACTATTAGATAGCCATTACCATCTGAATACTGAGCTTCAATTGTACTTACTTCAGGGGCACCTGAAACAGGAGTAAGAGTTACTGTAGTAGTCTGAGCTCCTGTAGAGAAGATACCTGTACCGTCTGTTTCATAGAAATAAAGTGTATCTCCGACTTGCATAACAAGAACAGTGACACTGCCGTTTCCTGCGACGTTCTGCCACAAGTATGTATTGACTACAACACCTGACCTGTCGATGTCTTTAGTTTCATAACTTCCTTCGAAGTCAAAGCCAGGACGTCGATAGACACTTCCGTCTAGATCAAACTCACAGTCATATGTTTCAGTCACAGCAGATTCAGGAAAGTTAAGCCCTGTAGCTTCTGTGATTAAACCGTTAACGAAGTTATTTTCTACTACTACTGCAAGTTCTTGAGGCATTATCTACGCCGTGCAAAGTTACGAAAAGAATCAAAAGGATGTCCCCCAGAGTAGAGTGATCCTGTAGGAATCCCTCTACGACTCTTCTGAAGATGTCTCCAGTTACGTTTGGCACTCTGCTCTGCCTTGGCGTGTGCAGTTTGCTTAAGTTCAGCCCAAGCTAAGCTCTTAGCTTCGTTAAGAAGCAGAGCAAACTGATTAGGCTGAAGAGCTGGTTCGAAATCATCTGAAGCCACAAAGGAAGTTGCTCTAGGACCAAAGGCAAGAGTCTTACTTGCTTCTAATGTACTAGATACTTCTGAGTCATAACTATCGAAGATGATTGTGTTGTCGTCTATAGTTGTATAATACTGAGGAGAAGAATCATTCTTGTAAGCGAATGTAATCACATTCCCATCAGCGATATAATCAAAGCTACCAACGTCAGACTGACTAGGATTAAAATTGTGCGTGTATTCAATAAAGTCTCCCGGAGAAAGAAATGTCATTTCATTCCAGAGCGGGTCTACTTCAGTAACAAGCATTCTGTTGTACTTAATCCACTCAACTCTATCCAGACCTTCTGGCTTAGTCATAAGAACAGGTTTAGTGATGTCGCCACTAGGAACAAGATTAAAGAGAGTTTTATTACTCTGAAGATCGCCTCGGCTAATGATGTCGTCATAGACAGTCTTGATGACTTCAACGACTTGCTGAGACTCTACAGTATCATTAATGCTGTTGACTTCATCGCTGTCCATTGAGGACAGAACTGCTTGGGTTAGTTCTAGAAGGGTGTATTTCATTTCTCATATACCTCTGCGATCCACGTAAAGTATCTATCGGTTGCTAAACTACTACTCATGGATACTGTAAATGTAGTGCTTGTCACAGCTGATATCCACAACCGTCTACCTTCGAAATCCTGGACCTCTTGGATATTAATCCTTTGGTTATCTGGAGCTGCATCTAATCCGTGAGTAACAACTGCAGTAGTCGCACCTCCAGCAAAGAAACCAGTTCCTCGGTTCTTAGTTCTGAAACCTTTGACATCTTTGACAATCAAACCGACTGAACCAAAGTCTTTCAGTCCGGCAGTCAAGTTGTCAAAGAGGTTAATGTCCTTAATGGTAACGTTAGTACTTGTCGCAGTGAGACTGATACCATAACGTTGGAAGGGTCCAAAATCAACCCTCTTACCTGAGAGACCGCCGTTGACACGAACCTGATCGCAGTAGTCACCAATTGCTAGGCCATCATAGGAGTTAGAGGCTGAGACACTATTCGAAACGAAATGACAGAAGTCAATGTCAACGTTTCTAACCCCCTGCATATATAGGCCTTGACGTGCATTGATGACGAAGGAACACCCTATAAACCGAATACCCTCAACTCGTCGAGTACCTGAAGTAGCACCCTCTATCGACATGCCATGAGTGCCTTGGGCATTGTTAATCGAACACCCAGTAAAGGTCACGTCAACGATCTGGCCAGTAGCTGCAGCTGAACCAACGTTGAAGGTAATACTCGATACATCAGGAGTATCGAAATAGACGTTGGTGAACATCATGCCACCAGCCTTCTGCCCGTTACCCGGCACCACTCTCATAGACTCAGCGCCGAAGATGATCTCACCTTCGTTCCACTGAAGTCCACCTACTGCGTAGATAAGAACTCCCTGGGTAGTAGCTGCTCCGAAAGAGCAGTTCTGAAGTAGAACATTCTGCCAAGGTTGAGTCGTAGTTCCAGACTCACCAATTTGAAGTCCTGTTCCACCGAAGTTAGTTCGGACATTGTGAAGATAAGCGTGGTAGTGGTTACTTGTACCTGTAGCTAGATAGATATTCTTAACACAGTACTCAATGTTAATTCTTTCTAGAGTAGGACGATAACAGTCTCCAAGCTGTATGCCTGTAGACACTCTGCTGAGTGTATCTGTATCTCCTCTGATCGTTAGATCAGCAAAGCGTACATAGTCGGTTGTTCCTACAGTAAAGGCATTGCGAGCACTAGCAAAAGCAGGAACAATCTTAGTTGCTTCTACTCCAGCCCCTACGATGTTAATGTGATCGTTACTAATAGTAATAGTATTAGTAATCTTGTAAGTCCCTGCTGGAAGATACACAGTACCTCCACCAAGACTGTTTACGTAAGTAATAGCAGAGTTAATAGCTGTAGTACTATCTCCAGATCCAGTTCTGTCTGCACCGAAGTTAATGACACTTACGATGTCATCTAACCTGGCTTTAGCAGTTCTGTTGGTTGCCCCTGTACCTGCTGGAGCATATGTGTGATTACTACTAAGAAAGGCGCTGCCATTAACAAAGCTAGGGTCATAGGTAGCTGTAAGCATATTTCCAACGCCTGCACCTATATTACCTCTAGCGAGAGTTGGGTTAGCTACGTCAGAAAGGTTATTGCTTGCGAGAAGATCTCCATCCCCTGTGCCTGCACCTAGGTTAGCCCTCGCGACATTGACATCAGCTACATCCGAAAGATTATTAGTGGAAACAAGATCTCCAGTTCCTAGGCCTATTCCTAGAGTAGCCCTAGCTGCTGCAGAATCTGCGTCATCCAGGAGAGTTCTAGCAAAAGGAGTAAAGTCAGTTACATCTGCAGTACCTACTGCAGTATAATAAGGAAGCTTGTCTTCATCGGATAATGCAAGGGACAACGCATTAAGCTGAGGGTTATTTACCTCAATAGTTACATCACCCTTTGGACCTCCGTCGATAATTCCTATGCCATTTCCAGCAGATAAAACACGGTCATTAGTCATAGAAGAATTATGTTCTAGAAGAACGTAGTCTCCTGTAACAGCTTCTCCTCCGCCTGTAGCCGCAAGACCTGAGAGGAATTGGCTATACGTTATAGGTTCTTGATCTGAAGTAGCATCAGGAAGATTAATAATCGCATTGGAATTCATATCCAATCGAGAATTCATCTGATTGGGCTGAGTACCATCTCTAGAAATACTGTTCTCTACAGCAGCTGCAATAATAGTATTGTTACTATTAATAGTAGCTGTAGCAGTGGATTCATTCTGAAGATTATTTATAGGAGATAGATTTATCTTAGCCATTACGTTTTAACACAAGTCATGACAACGATAGTAGTCGGACGAGACTCTGTGTCTCCTTGTGACGATGTAGTGTGACTATAGGTATGTGTATGATTAGTTGAGATACCTGATGTAGTGCCGCTATAACCATGTACGTGGTTAGTGTCTGTAACACCAGTAGCCCCTAGAGTTGTATAAGTTCCCGTATCTCCTTGGGACAAACCATTATAATCAGCTGCACCAGCAGAAGCAAATCTATAAGAAACAGTACTGCCAGAATGACTATGCGTTGAATTAGCACTCATAGCTCCAGTATTACCAGAGAAAGTATGAGTGTGATCATTACTTACATTGCTAGTAGTTCCACTGCCTGTATGTGTATGAGCTAGATTTGTGCTATCTTGAAGCTGTCCAACTCTAGTAGAAGCTGTTCTAGAACGACGGTATCGACCAGCAGCAGAGAGATTAGGAAGACGTATCGTTCCTGTATTAAGAAGCCAAGGAGAAACTACGACAGTCGAGCTCCCAGAAGAGGAAGCATTAGCACTAAGAGTTATTTGGGTGCCTGAGTCAATACTAAGAACAGTAGTGCCTGAAGCAATGCCTGTTCCAAAGACGTAGTAGCCTGCTCGCATATTTGATGTAGAAGACAGTGAAGTAATAATTGCAGAGCCTGAAACTCTCGTTCCAGTCATTTGAATTGTCATGACGTCATATAAGCCACCGTAGGTAGAAGTCGAGATATCACTTCCATCTAGCTCCAGCCAACCGTCTTGGACTACAGGCCAAGTAAAGTCTGCAATCATTCCTGTAAAAGAAGATGTACCTATGCTAGCCCAGTTGCCACTTCCGTTGCCGTCTGCGACATAGACTTGACCCAAATCAGCTGAGTCGACACCTTTCGGTTCATGTAATTCCGTCCCGGCAAGTACGGAGTGATCTATTGTAGCCATGTTATTCCTTAAGTAAGAAGAAAGGGGGCCGAAGCCCCCAATCTATTAGGGTCGGCTGTAACGAATGCGAACCCGAATGACGCCCGCAGTAAATGCAGTTGCGGAAGTCCGGCTGCAAGTAATGTGGCCCACATTCGTGGTCACGGTTCCGTTAGTGATGAGTGCACCAACTCCGGTACTACCCTTAACCAAGTTGAGCTTAGCTCCCTTGGTCAGCGTAGCCGTAGCTGCAGCTGCAACGATACCATCGAAATCGATTTCAGTGGTACGATCCGAGGAACGAACCAAACCGATGTCAATTGCCGTGCCGGTTGCGGCAGCGGTATCGACATAGATCTCGACTTCAGAAATCACGACACCACTGGGAAACCAGATGTTGTCGTTGATGATGGTTTCGGTTTCCGTCAGAGTCGTCAGATCAATCCTGATCTCGATCTCACGGACTCCGCCATCGTTGCGGTATTCGCCACCCGTAGAGGTGGTCGTCTGCTCTGTACCATATTTCCAGAGCAAACCAGTATTATCTACCCATGACATATAAGTCTCCTTTACGCCACTTGATCGGTGTCGGTGAGGACAACGACGAGGTTTTCGGGACGGTAGACCTGAACACCGTATTCACAGATCGTGAGGAACTCAGTCTGCTGGAGGTCTTTGTTGAACTCCGAGTACACGGTGGGCATCTGGCGGAACGCTGCAATGAATGGCGTCGTGTCACCCGGCTCAGCCGAGAAGAACAGATTCGCCACGCCAACAGTAACGGACTTACCGTTAACCGTCTCAGCGATATCCCGCTGCAGATAGTTGGAAACGTAGACGTCAAAGCCAAACAGGCTGAAGCGGAACTGGAAGCCCGACACCAAACCGTTGTTGACGAGATCGCCCCACTTAGGCATGGGGGAGAGCAGGTTCACAGCGTTGGTCGAGTTCTCAATGGCGAAGGCCACCGAGGGGTCCACAACAGCGACGAGGTTGCGCATCGGGACATTCGCGCGACGCAGAGCGTACTCGGCGAGCATGAAGTCTTTCAGAGCAAGAGTTTCGTTCGTACCAGAACCAACGAAGCGGTGAGCCGCGCCATTGATCAGGTTGAGGTTAGATGCGGTTTGCGATGCATTTGCACGGTTGAAGACACGAGCTTCAAAACCTTTCATCAGCGCACGGTGCTGCTCAGGAGCGAAAGCAGACTGGACCTCAGCGGACCAGAATGAATCTCTCTTGAACTTCTCCGAAATCGAGTTAGCCGAGTATTTGTACTGATCGATCTGGAACTGGAAGTTACCAGTGTCGAACTTGTTGTACTTAATAGCTTGACCTTCAGCGAAGTCTGCCTGCTCGGCTTGACCGAGTCGGGGCATATTCAGAGTCGTACCGTCCGGGAAATCCGTGATTGTGCGAACAAAACGCATGGCGAACAGGTCATCCTGAAACATCTTCGTGATGTCTCGGCTGTAGATTTGACTACGGATGAGATGTTCATTAGTTAGGGTCGTAAAACCACTAGCCATAGTTCATTCCTTTAGTTATGACCGTAATGATTCCAGTCGCCGTCTTGGAAAGAATCTCCGAGGGCTATGGCGTCTTTAAACATTTGGTCTTGGATTTTGGGACTATGGTAGGCACGTGGGTCAGTATCCCTCAGTTTCTGGTAGAAACTCCAGCTACGCTTTGGCGTAGAAGAGTTAAATGTTCCAGAGGACTGCGGAGGAGCTTGGAAGGTTTCACCCTTCTTTTCACCAGTAATACCCAAGGTCTTAAAGAGAACCTCAGGATGCTTACGAGCAAGCCCGTTGACAAAGTCTTTGTCGAGACCGAGCGCGTCTACCTGTTGTTTGAGAACGTTTTGGTAGTTACTACCATAATGTTCGATGAGTTTGGCCTCTACCTTACGAGCGTTCTCGTCTTCTTTCTTAGCTTGCTCGTGTTGAGTAAGCTTAGAAGATACGAGTTCCTCGATCTTGTTGAGGTCGAATTCGGGCTTTGTTTCACCTTCGCCGGGTGTGTTGCTATTTTGGTGGTTGCTTTCTTCAAACTTCTTGAGAAGTTCTTCGAGCTTAGGCCCTGCTTTGTACTGCTGACTCATTGTCTCGTAGTCAGAACGGAGTTCGTCCTGGCGTCGTTTCAAATCGTCGATGTACATATCCGATTCGACTTTGCTTCGAGCAATAGCCTTGTACATGTCCGCTTCGGACTCATACTTGGTTTTGTCGAATTTGCCACCAGGTCCGGTCAGAACTTCAAGTGGGTCTTTATCGGTGGGGATAACAGTTTGGTTATTGTTACCAGAAAAGAGATCAGTCATTTATGCTTTCTGTTGGTCCAGATTGATAAGAGCTTTTATTGTGGAAATAGCTCTATTAAAACCATTTCTGTCGGCTGCTAGGTAAGGCCAGGAAGGTGAGTCATAAGAGTTAATACTCTCGACTTTCCTATCACCAGCCGCCTGATATTCAGTCAACAGATCGTTGAGCCGCTCTAGCACTGGTCTTGCACTATTAACGGTGTTAGTAAATCGCTCCTTTTCACCAGGAGTCTTTAGATGTTTTGTCCAGTCTATCTTCATACTGCGGGCATCTCTGGCTGCATAGCGCCGGGAGGTACATCTAGGTCATAGTCTTGTCCCATACCAGATGCAGTCTGAGTAGCTTGGAGGGTTTGTTCTTGCAGAGCCTGAGCCTGACGTTGTGCATCAGCCTGCTCAGAAAGAGCAATGTAAGGTATAATCATTTCTTCATTCTCTAGGTTGAAGATACGCTCAAAGAGTTTACTGAGTTTAACACCAGAGAAGTGAGGTTGTACGACAGGCCACAGAGGAGATTGAGACAGACTGGTGAGGTTCTGTACGATCTCTGCTTGTTCCGCAAAGTGACGTGCAGCTATTGGCTTAATCCTGCCAATACCAGTGATGTCTTCTACCGTCAGTGACTTGAACGAAGCAGCCTTAAGTTCGTCATCGAATACCTTAATCACAGTAGTGCCAGTGAGGTTTCGCCTAGCGAGTTCTAACATGGCATTCATAATAGGCTCGACGATTTGTTCTTCGAACTGCTTGATTTTATTTTGGAAGATACGGGATGCAGCATTCTCAAGACGCTGGACTTCGTACTTGGTTTTC